TTATCCTGCCTTCAGCTTAACTTCGACCCATTCGCGGCCCCGAACATCGCGGTAGAGCGACGTCATCTTTTCCGATTTGTGGCCTAGAATCGCCTGCGCGACTTCCTTGCCGTACTGCTCGGTATAGAGGCGCGCGGCGAGGGAGCGGATCTCGTGAAAGGTCGGTGGCGTGCGGCCGGGCTCTGGCTTGATTCCGGCCGCGTCGCGCATCGCTGAAAAGACGTCCGATACGGTTCCGAGCTTCGGCGGTTGCCCGGCGCGCGCGGCGCCGTGTTGGCGGATGAAGTGGATTACGTGCTTCGACACGACGCTATCGCGGCAGCGCTTCAGCACGTCGCCGAGCGTGACGTCGAGCGCTGCGAGTTGCAGGTCAAGCGGAATGCGGACCTTCGCCTTATTGCCTTCACGCCCCTTCGTCTGCTCGACCCACAAGAACCCTTCCTTCACCTGAGCGAACGTCATCGCAACGATGTCTTCTCGGCGCTGCCCCGACACAAGGGCCAGTTCGATCGCGTTCGCCATCCACCGCATGCCCGCGTCTTCGCGCGCGACAGTCAGAATCGCCTTGAACTCGTCGAGTGTCAGCCGTGAGCGGCGAACTTCGCTCTTCGGCTTCACCACGGCGTCGGCAGGGTTCTTCCCGACCTCTACGAGCCCGTTTTCGATTGCCTGGCGAAAAACGTCTTGCACGCGCTTCCGAATCTTCCCGGCCATGTTCTCGCCGCGCTCGACAACAGCCCGCTTCACCATATCCGCGACGTCTTTCGGCATGACCGTGGCGATAGACTTCTTTCCGCATGGATCGGCGCAGATGGCCGCAATCTGAGACTTCATCGATCGAACGGTGTTCGGCTTGCCGCCCAGACGCTCGTCCTGATAGACGATGCAGTAATCGGCCAGGCTCATGCCGCCGCCGCTCATGCGCTGCACGAGCGTAAGATCGCCGTGCCGCGCGGCGAGCACGGCGTTCGCTGCCTTCGCCTGATCGCTGGCAACCTTGAAATCGGTCCCCATGCCGAAAGTCTCTTTGGTGTACGGGTTCCGGTACCAGTAGTATCCGGCTCCGTTCATATAGAGATTCGGCGGGAAGAGACGCCTACCGGCAATTCGTTTGCGGGCTGCCACTGGTCATCCTTTCGATCTTGTTCTGGGTTCTGTTGGCGTCGACGTGGAAATAACGTGCCGTCGGCTTGACGTAGTAGTGTTTCCCGATCTTCACGGGCAGCGGCATTATCTGGCCGGTGCGCGCCCAACGAGAAAGCGTGTTGCGATGAGGCGCATGTTCGCCGAACAACTGCGCGGCCCACTCCGATACGGGGATCAGTCTTGCCATTCCTTTGCTCCCAGATACGCGCGCGTCACGCGCATGAATTCTTCGATTTGCTGCTGCATTTCACTGCCTAAAGTTCTGTCTGTTGCTGCCGATAACGCGGGCATGAACAAGATCCAAGCCCAAACCCTTATCGAGTCCGCCGACGCCCTTGCGGTGGCGGACGTTGTCATTCAATACGGCCACTACGACGCGGACAGCAAAGCGCACGGCGATGTGTACTGGCGCACTTTCATTCACAAGCTCGCTCAGGAAGCGCCGAATTGGAAGCTGCCCGACCTGATGGCACTCGCGCATTCCTGATCAACCTTCCGTGACGGGCGCGCACGCGGCGATCTCCATGCGTTTTCGTTTGAGAATTGCTGCGACGCCTTGACGATCGATCTCGATGGCGCCGGCGGCAACTGCGAGCGCGCGCTTCGACAGCGCAATGTCGAAGTGCTCGTGATAGCTGCCTGCTTTCTGAATCCACTTTCGCGCGACACCAATTTTGTCGGCCATTGTTAGAAGCTCGGCGCTGGAATCAGCCAGCATGTGACACATCACCATGCGCCCGTACGCTGCTTTCATGTCGTCGACGTAGACAGCCATCAGACACCTGCCTCTTTGCTCGCCACGCTCGACGCGCGCTTTGCCATGTCCTCGTGCATCGCTTTCCATGCGGCGAGTACGACGTCCTCGGTGAACGTGCCGTCGAGTTCCATGCGCGTGCCGCGCGCGGTTCGGATGGAGAACACGACGCGCGTGTCGCCGGTCTTCGGAACATCGCGGCCGATGCTTGCCTTGAACTGGCTCATCCCTGCTTCTCCTTGGCAATAGCGGCATCGATGGCGTCGTCCCAATCAAAACGCTCGCCTAGTTCGCGCCAGAGTTTCGTGGCGTAAAAGCTGTGGAGGCCCATAAGGTCAAAATCAACGCGCTTGTCTCTCAGCCACTGATACCGCGCCGCGTCCGCATGCACATCGGCGGTAATCGCGGGACCGGCCGCCTCCTTCTCCATCCCCGCGATCCGCTCGCGCAGGGCGGCGATCTCGGCGGAAAGAACATGCTCATTCGCTCGAACGAATGCCTCTTGCACGGCGTTATCGTTGAGCACGACTCGTGCGTATCCGATGATGCGGTCGTTTACTTCCTTGATGCTGTATGGGCCGATCAAGCCGCACATTTTGGCAAGAGCGAAAAGATGCTCGTAACTGACGTCCGGTGTCTGCGTGACCTGCTTTAGTTCGGATATAACGGTGGTCTGCCGGCTCCCTTCCTTGGGCGCATACACAAGCAAGTGTTTCCACGCGCGCGGATCAACAGCATCAGCCTCACTGCCGAGGCGATCAACCAAGTCCATCATGAAATCGCTGATGGGTTGCGCCTGCCCCTCACTCGCGCCTGCTGCGCGCTTCTTTGCGCACGGCCACCGCTCGCCTTGTTCGCCCCAGCACGCATCGCAGGTGCTATGGCAGTCACTCGCGCCCGCTGCGAGAAGGGCGCCGATCTGCCGTGACTCAGCGTAGTAACCGAGGCTATACATCACGGTGGCGGCCTTCCCCAAGGCTTCTTTTTGTTCGTCAGTCATTGCCGGACTCCTTTGCGATGGCGGCACGAATCGCTTCACGCGCGGTGCGCCGTCCTGCCACATCGATAATCTTTCCGTCATCGAAATAGATCGTGTCGACGGGGTTATCTTCGTTATCGAGATAGTCGAGCAGCGCTTTGTCGTCACTCGCCCCCGCCGCATCGGCTACCGAAGGCGCTGCAAGAAGTTGCTCCGCTAGTTCGCAAAGGTGCGTGAAACCCTGCCAATCTCTTGAAGCCGGACCCTCAGCGTTAATCTTTTCTACGATCATCCGCAGAACGCTTCGAACCTCACCTTCTTTATCGCAGAACCCCGGAAGGCAGGCACATTCGCCACAATCCAGATTCGCCCCCGCCGTGTCGGCGATGCTCTCATGCGATTTGTCCAAGCCGTGTTGCACCATCAGGCGCTTCACCATGCTCTTGTCGATGACCGGTGCCGCTGTGTCGGCGATGCTCGCGGAGAGAAGTGCGCGCAACTCGCCGACGCGAACGGTGTATGCCTCGTCGTCCAAGTAGCCGTTCAAATCGTTCAGTGTCGTCATCAATCACCCCAGTGCGAAACGTCTTCATCAACGACGTCTTCCGGCTCGTCGTCTAGAACGTCGCCGTCGCCATAAAGCGCGAGCGCATAGTCAAGCGCTTGGGCCTGCGTAAGCCCGGCGCGCACTACGAATCGGGCCTGTGCCCGCTGAATCCATTCGTCTTTGGTAAGTGTGGTCATGTCGGTTCTCAAAAATGGTGTCGGCGGTCAGGCGGCGTCGACGAGTTGAATTCGCTTGCCGATCCATCGCATCACCGGCACAGCCATGCTGTTGCCGAGCGCTTTGTATCGCGGGCCATCGGCGGCAGGTTTGCCGCGCACGTTGATCAGCGTGTAGTCGTCGGGGAAGCCTTGCAGGCGCTCGCACTCGCGCGGCGTCAGGCGACGCACTGCAGCGCCCGTATGGACCGCAAGATGGCCGCCGCCGTTTTGATGCGAATTCGAGTGGCCCATGCTGCGCATCGTCGATGCAATGTCGCCTACGCCGAACCCAGCTTGTCCCGACGCCTTGCAGTCAAACCCGACCGCGATCATCGGCACGCCTTGCCCCGGCTTGCCGCCGCCCGACGAGATTGCGCCAACGCGATGTCCGTCGCCGCCTTCGAGTCGGAGCTCTGCGCGGCTGTTCTCCGCGAAGGCGACTGCCTGTACCTCGGCGCGCGCCTCGAGCGTGTATGCGATGTCAGGTTGAACTCCGATTCCGTCCGGCCCGCTGGTGACGTTTTCGCGCAGCGCTCCGGCTTGGATCGCATACGACACTGGAACGAGCGGCGTTCCTCGACCGGTGCCGTCCTCGCTCGCGTCGAATCCCTCGCCGCGCAGCGAATGAGCGACTAGGAACTTGCCGTCATCGTCCTGTCCGTTGTGGCCACCTGGGTGAGCGCCCGATGCAAGGGTGCCGGCAATTCTTTGCCCCGATTCCCGGCGCGGCGCAGGATGCCCGAGCAGGCTTTCGCGCTCAAAAAGTACCGCTGCGGCACGTCGCCAGTCTCCAAGATGTCCGACAACGAACACACGGCGGCGTCGCTGGGCCACTCCGAAGAACTGAGCGTCAAGAACCCGGTAGGCGAACCCATACCCGAGTTCTGCCAGCCCTCCGAGAAGGGTGCCAAAATCCCGTCCTCCGTTGGATGACAGGACGCCGGGGACGTTTTCCCATACCAGCCAGCGGGGAGCGAAGCGCTCAGCAATGGCAAGATATGTGAGCATGAGGTTGCCACGCGGGTCAGCCAGTCCTTTTCGGAGTCCGGCGACGCTGAAGCTTTGGCAGGGGGTTCCGCCGACGAGAAGATCGAGAGTTGCATCGGGCCATTCCTTGAACTTGGTCATGTCGCCGTGGTTCGTCACGGTCGGGTAATGGTGGGCGAGCACGGCAGACGGGAACGCCTCGATCTCGCTGACGAACTGCGTTTCCCAGCCGAGCGGATGCCAGGCGCAGCTCGCCGCTTCAATACCGCTGCATACGCTGCCGAATCTCATCTTTTTGTTCTCTCGCAATAGCAGTCTGTCCAATCACCAGCGTCACGCGCTGCCCGAGTAGCTCCGCGAGCATCTCCACGAATCTCTGACAGAGCGCGTGCGTCTGCTGTGTCGTCGGCTTCCGAGCGTGGCCGAGGGATTCCAATGATTCGGCGAGCGCTCGGAACCCTGTGAGATGGCGGATCATTCAGCGCGCGGGCGCGCGAACGTCGCGTATGGGCCGTCTTCGCTGTCACCGATGGTGATGAGGAACCAGCCTTCGCCGGGCGGCGGCGTCGGTTGCCATGCGGTTATGTTCGTGTCTTCATTGTCGAAGTACGAGACATAGACCGGGTGATCGATCGGGTAGTGCTCAAGCCGGTCATATGTCGTCTCGATGCCGTTTCTTTTCTCGAACGCCTGCCACTGCTCGCGCGAGCAATACTCGCAACCCGGCATCTCGACATCCCAGAACTCGCTTACGGCTGGGTGCCAGAAGTGGCCGTCTTCATTGCGAACGACTTCGACGGGCTGCATTACTGTGGTTTGCGTCATGATGTTCTCGTTTGGTCTTGTAGCGCTTCTAGGCAGTCGAGCAGGGCGCGGAAGGTGGGGAGGAGGCGGGTCATTCTTCGTCCGGCGGATCCGCGAGCCCGGCCATGATTCGCGCCTGGTGGCGCGTGTATCCTTCCTCGACCAGATCCTCGAAGCGCTGCCAGTCCTGATCGATGCCGGGGTAGTGGCAGTCTGCGCACCAGCGCGAGCCGAAGACCTGCGTTTCCTTGCGGCACTTCTGGCAGCGGCATACGATTCGATCGCTCACGCTTTCTCTCCGGTTGCCTTGGCGATCGCCTCTTCGAGTCGCACGATGGTCCCGTTGCCGTTCTCAGGAGGTTTGATTGCGCGGATGACATGCAGCGCTTCGCGAGCGACTTGCAGCAGCTCGGCGGCGGCGGCGATGCGCGGGTGGAAATCGACTGTTCTCTGCGTCAGGTCGAGCAGCTTGTTATCCGGGTTCGTCACGCACGACCAGCCGCCGAGGATGCGCCAGAGCGAGCCGGACTTGTCCGCGAGCTTCTTCAGCCGCGCGTGCAGCGCCTTGTGGTGCTCGATGTCGTCTTCGTCGAACCAATCCTCTTCGGCTTCGCCGTCGGCCTCTGCCGCAACGTAGTCGCCGCGATCGATCGCTTCGAGCAGGTTCGCCAGCTCATAACCGACTTCCTCGTCGGCCTTTGTGGCAAGTGCCATCTTGATGGTGCCGCTGAACGTGCTCACGATTTCTGCTCCTCGAACATGTCGATGGTCTTTGTGTCGCGATCAGGCAGCGCTTCGAGCGCCGCGAGGATGTCGCGCAGCCGCTGATGGCCGTCGCCGCCGTAGGGAAGGCACATGCCATCCCAGCCGTACAGGTCGAGTTGCTCTTCGCTGGTGATTTCGATGCCGGGCAGGAAGTGGCCTTCATCGTCAGATGCGACGTCGTGCTTGTGGCATTTGGCGACGTAGATCGCATGCGCCGCGTCTTCCGCCATCACGACCGCCGTGAGCTCGATCTTCACGGCGAACGGTTTCAGGATCTTGCTCACGCTGCCTCCTTCGTTTCTTGTGTGATCTCGGTTCGCAGGTGCTCGACGAATGGGACCCAGAGGTAATCCCACATGCCCGCGAGTTGAGGGATCTCGGACGTCTCGATGTGGTGCCAAGGCTCCTGATTCAGAAACTCGCTGCGGCAGCTCATCATTTCGTGAACGAACATGTCTTTGCCGAGGTCTTCGGTCGGGATCTCGTCCCAGATTTCCCGGGCTTCGTCTTTGTCGAACCAGCGCTTCCGGCGCTCTTCGATCACCGATTTCTTGACGCCCTCGATCGTCCTGTCGAAATCGAATCGTTCGGTTTCGCCGCCGCTCAGTTTGTTCAGCACATAACCGCGGTTGATGCTGGTGAGAAATTCCTTGAGCGGGTGTCCCATGCTTCCCCACGAATAGGCGTAGTCGCCGTAGTCGCTGTGGATCATGATTTCGCCACAGTAGGACACGCGGCCATCGCCGCTCTCGCGCGTCCAGTCACGGAGCGCGATCGTCGCCCACATACAGTGCTCGTTGCTCAGGCTGTAGCGCTCCATCGGCGCTTCCTTCGTGACCTTCGTGGGGAAATTCCCGCTCATGGCGTCCTCGTTCTTGTTCGAATCTGAGTTGATGACGCTGCAAGCCTGTCGCCCTTATCAGGTGGCCCATCACGGCCAGGCGGCGCAACGTCATCAAGTCAGACGGCCGGATTACGCGCCGGCGCGCGGTTGGTTGGAATTCAGTGCGCCGCCGGCCAGCGGATGCGCTTCTTCTGTTGCTCGATCTCTTCGAAGTGACGCTTCGCACGGAGATCTGCGCCGCGAACGAGCGCGATCGCCGAAACCATGGTCACGATGAACAGCAGGACTACTATCTGATACGCATTCATGGTGAGCTTTTCCGGGACCGGTTATCAGATGCAGCGCGTATTCGCGCAGCGTTCCGTTTGAGCTTGGCGAAGCGCGCTTTCCGAGTCGAGCGCCACGAAGGCGGCCGCGAGTATCAGAATCACGCCCCAGATCTTGAGCAGAGTCATTGCCAGAGCGCTCCAGCGCGAATAGCGGTGCAGAGGAACCAGACGCAGGCGATTGCGACGCCGTATCCGCCGGCAACGCCAACCGCTTTGATCAGGGTATTGGCATCCTGCAGGCGCTCGACGTCGCGGAGCAGGGCGTTATCGTTGAATGCGCGGTTCATGCCGTCGCTACTCCCATGAATTCATCAAATTGCACGTCGCTCATGTCGGTGCAGTCCGTCCAACCGACTGCGACCAGCTGCGCGACCGCGCTCCTGTGATGCCACTCGCCTTTGGCGCGTGAGGGAGAAACGAGAAACCGAAAACCGATCTGGGCCAGCGTCATCTTCATCTCCCGCACCGTTCGTCGAGTGCATGAAGCATAGTATGGCGAATGCACTCAGAAAAGACAAGTGCAATCGCCATAAATTTTCATATCGTCAGTTCCTTGCAAGCCTGCGCGGCGCCGCGACACTATTTCATGGATGTCAAATACTTGAATAAAGGCCGTATACGCCCGCTATTCGTCGGTCAAATGTTGGACAGAAGCAACAAAAAACCCCGCGCGGGGCGGGGTTTGATGGTGAAAGTGATGGGGATCAGTGAGTGGTGAAGCCGGAGCCAGACCGGTAAACGCACTCTCCGACGATGTGGAAGTTCTCCATGTCGCCCGGCGTCAGCTCGACGTCAGGATACGTAGAGTTGAACGAGTGCAGCACCAGGCGGCCGCCGGGGCGCTTGAAGATCTGCTTAACGAGGGGCTCGTCCTCGAAGTAGATCGCATAAATTTTTCCGTCACGAAGGGCTGTCTTCGATTCGTCGATCATGAACACATCGCGATCGAACAGGAAGGGCTCCATGCTGTCACCGCGCACGGTCACGAGCTTGCAGTCCCCCGGCCGCGCGCCGATGGCTTTGAAGAACGACTCGTTAAAAGGGAGCGCCTTCTTCTCCCTAACTTCCCATTGGATCAAACCGGTGCCCGCTGAAAAATGATAGTCGTAGCGACCGATCCAGACGCGTTCTTCCCCGTCGTCTAGATCTCCGTCGCTCTCCCAGACGGACACATTCCCCTGGTCGGCCGGGATCTTGTATCGATCTTCCGGCGACGCTTCTATCGGTCCTGCGGCCCGGCTCTTCGGCGCTTTGCCGCTGTTGAGCCATTCCACACGAACGCCGAGCGCTTCGGCTATGGGGATTAAATGCTTACTGCCCTGATTCCGTCCGCTTTCGATATTAGCAACGGTGGACTGGCTTACGCCAGACCTACGGGCGAGCTCGGATTGTGATAGGCGGGCCTCTTCGCGGCACTCCCTCAATCTATCGGCTAGTGTTCTCATAGTGCAATCGTAATAGATTGGCCAAACCCTTTTGCCTTCACAAAGATCGCAAAAGCACTTGCTTTATAAGTGCATTCGCCATACCATGTCATACATGGACGCGAAAACTCTTATCGACGAACTCTTGGGCGCTGGTCTGACGCAGATGGAAATCGAGCGTCGGAGCGGCGTGGATCAATCGACGATTTCCGGCATCAAGACCGGAAAGCGCGGAAAGCGGCCGGCCTACGAAACGATGGCCGCGCTGATGAAGCTGCGCGATTCGGTTGCGCGCGCGGCGAAACGCAAGGCTCAGGCGGCGGTGGCGGCATGAGCGAGGCGCCGCTGACTGCTGCCGAGCAGAAAGAGATTCGCGCGATGTTGCTCGAACTCATCGCGAAAGGGTTTCCGGAAGTTGCGCTTGATGCGGCGCGTAAGAATGCGGTCCTGCAGCTCCGCAGACTGAAAGGGGAGTCAGCAGGACCAGCCAAAGCAACGAAGTAAGTGCCGTCTGTCCTTCTTCTGCCGGGTTCGCCCGGTCTGATTGAGGACTACTGATCGGCGCTTGGCCCCTCACGCAGTAGCACGACTTCATTGCAACACCCCGTAGTTTTTGTTTTAGAGCCGCCGAAGCGGCCATTGATGCGAGGCCCGACGAGTGGACAAGCGAATAGGTGACGGCATGGCACGAGGGAGAACCGGGTTCTCAAGTCCGCTGGGAAAGCTGACGGCGGAAGTGAGAACCAAGGTCGACGAGGACACCCGGGATGAGCTGGAGCGTATTGCGACAGACGCTGGAATGGGGATTTCAGAGTTCGTCCGCGAGCTCGTGCTCATCCGGGTGTATGGCCGTGATCACGTAGCCAGATTACACCGCGCGCGTCTCTCGCTCGTCGCCGGTGTAGGGATGGAAGAGGTCGATTGAGTCCACAGAAGTTCCCCGTTGTTTTGTTTTGTTGATGCAACTGTATCGGTAACAACCCTTAGCAAATACGTTTGTCTGGAGCCTGAATGAACATCCTCGACACCCTGCACGCAGTTGCGCACGACTACAAGGGCGGCTGTGAATCGCTCGCGCCGCGCATCGGCATGTCGGCAGCCGTCCTCCGCAGCAAGGTGAATCCGAACACGGAGACGCATAAGGCGTCGCTGATGGAGGTGGTCAACATCACCGAGATGGCCGACGACGACCGTGTTCTCGAAGCGTGGGCCCGCGAGCGCGGCTATGCGCTGGTGAAGATGCCGGTCGTCGAAACCAGCAACGACGCGGCCATCGTCGAACTGATGGGCGAGGCGTGGGCGACGCACGGCGAAGTCGGGCAGGAGATCTGCAAGACGCTCGAAGACAAGCGTGTCAAGGCCGACGAGGTCGACCGCGTCGAGAAGCGCATCTATCGGCACGCCCAGGTGCTCTTCAACATCTCGTCGCGCCTGCGCGGCATGGCGGAGTGAGCATGCCCGCCTTCCCAGATCTGATCACGACGGGTCGTTTCTTCGACGGCCCGCTCACCGCCGAATACCAGGCGAAGGCCGAAGCCAAAGAGGCGAAGGTCTGCATCGCTTGCGGCGCGAAGCAAAGAACCGACGGCTCTCTGCCGTGCGGTCACGACAACGACCTGTGAGTGCACTCATGAACATCATCCCGTTCCAATTCGAGACGATGCCGATTCGACTGATCGCCACGGCCGACGGCGAGCCGTGGTTTGTCGCGTCAGACGTTTGCTCTGCACTCGAAATTGGCAACACGTCGATGGCATTGATGCCGCTCGACGATGACGAAAAGGGTGTCAGCACTATTGAGACCCTTGGCGGCCGGCAAGAAGTTCGGACGGTCAGCGAGTCGGGTCTGTATTCGCTCGTGATGCGTTCGCGCAAGCCGGAGGCGAAGCAGTTCAAGCGCTGGATCACGCACGAGGTGTTGCCTTCAATTCGCAAGACCGGCGCGTACAGCGCGGTTCAGGTTCCGAAGACGCTGTCGCAGGCGTTGCGGCTCGCCGCCGAGCAGGCTGAGCAGATCGAGCAGCAGGCCGCTCTGATTGCCGCTCAGAAGCCCGCCGTTGAATTCGTCGGCCGCTACGTCGAAGCCGACGGAAGCAAGGGCTTCCGCGAAGTGTGCAAGCTGCTCGGCGCGAAGGAGAACGAGTTCCGCGCGTTCCTGCAGGACACCAACATCGTCTACAAGCTCGGCGGACGCCTTGTGCCGTATCAGCCGCACATTGATGCGGGGCGCTTCGAGATAAAAGCGGGCGTCACGCACGACGACCACGCCTACGCATTCAATCAAACACGCTTCACACCGAAGGGCATCGAGTGGATCGCCGGCAAGTGGATGGCGCGCAACCTGCAGCGTCTGGAGGCTTAGCCCGTGAGCGTAACAGCGACATTCTGGGTCCGTGCGCAACGCGTCGGCAAAAGCTCGCCGAAGTGCGTGTTGATCGCCCTGGCCGATTTCGCCAACGAAGACTTCCGGGTCTGGGCGAGCATGGACGCGATCGAGCAGTTCATCGAGCAGGACCGCAAGACGATCCTCGCGAACATCAAGCGCCTGAAGGAACTTGGCTATCTGGAAGACACCGGCGAGCGCACGGGCCGCACGGGACAGATCATCGTCTATCAGATCACGCGGCCCGTCGGCGCGAGCAAGGTCACTATGACCAACCGCGAAGGGAAGGCCGTCGAAATCGGGCCTCCTGAAACGAAACGGTCCCAAATCCGGAACTGTTCCGAAAACGGCACCGTTAAAGGAGCCCAAAAACGGAACAGTTCCAAAAACGGAACGGTTCCAGATTTGGATTCAAACGGTCCCAAATATTCCGGCAAACAGTCCCAAATTTCCGCGGAAACAGTCCCAAATTTGGGACACGGAACTACCAAGGAACTACCAGAGGAACAGAAAGGCAACGACCAACTCGCGCGGCGTGCGCCGCGAGTTGCGTTGCATGACCATCTTCGCCAACTCGAACTTCCTGAAAGCATCCCCGCGGATGTCTGGGACATGTGGTGCGAGCACCGCGAGGCGAAGCATAAGGACGCTCCTTGGACGCGTGGCGCGGCACGTGTGTCGATCAAGAAGCTTCTGAAGCTGGCTGCTGCTGGCCAGACGCCGGAAGTCACGGTTGAGGAAGCGGTGCTGCGCGGCTGGACCGGCCTGTTCGCTGTGAAGCCCGATGGTGTCGCCTCGGCGGCCGGCGGCGCGCAAGCGATCGCGTCGGACTGGTGGAAGTCGTCGGCGGGCATCGAGACGCGCGCCGCGCAACTCGGCGTGAAGCTGAAGGACGGCGAGACTTTCATGCATTTCAAGGTTCGGGTGTTCAAGGCGGCGGGTCCGGGCGAATGGATGGAAGACATGCTGCGCACGGTCGGCCGCGAGAGCGAGGAGCGGTACGAGCAGCTCTACGCCTACTTCAACGACGTCCCTCGCGACAAGAACGGCAACACGGAGGCGGCATGAGCACGGGCGAAACCTTCTGGCTTGTTTGGTCGCCTACCGGGCACGTGCCGCCTTCATTCCGTCATGAGTCGCGCGAGAACGCCATCGCTGAAGCCGAGCGACTCGCACGCAGCCGAGTCGGTGCGGAGTTCTTCGTGTTGCAGGCCACGGATCTCAGGTTGGTTGACAGCATGATCCGCACGTCCCTTGTTCCTCTCGATGAAATCCCTTTCTGACGCCATGACGAAGAGATCCGCACCTTGGCCGATGCACGTTGCGGCCGGCACAAAAACTGTCGGCACCGCGCGAGTGCGCGAGGACATGAGCGTCGGGCGTGACTCGCAGCAGCGCGCGCTGGCGAAGAAATTCGGCACGCAGCCGAACAGCGAATTCGACGACATCGTGTCGTGCTCTGAGCCCGTCAAGTCGCTCGCCCCGGCGGCGCGCAAGACGGCAGCGCCGCGCGAGGCAGCGAAGAAAGCCTTGCAGGCGCTTGGACGGCTGAAGGCGGGCGCGATGAACGCCACGGAGCGCCGCTACGCCGCTCACCTTGAGCAGCGCAAGCATGCCGGAGACATCGTCTGGTTCCGGTTCGAGGGCATGAAGTTCCGCCTGGCCGACAACACGTTCTACACGCCGGACTTCGCCGTGATGCTCGCGTCGGGCGAGCTGGAATGTCACGAGGTGAAAGGTCATTGGCAAGACGACGCGCGGGTAAAGGTGAAGGTCGTCGCCGACCAGTACCCGCTTCGATTCATCGCGGTGACGGCGAATGCGAAAAAGTCCGGCGGCGGCTGGGCTGTGGAGGAATTCTGATGCGATGCACCGAAAACTACGCGCGGCAGGACTTGAGCGCTCGCGCGATGCCGAAGAAGACGCACAAGGTGATGCCGCTGAATCAGCGCATCGTGCTGGAGGCGCTGAAGCGGCGGCGTCATTCGACGATCGGCGCGATCGCCGACGACCTGGAAAAGTCGCGCGACGCGACGAAGCACGTATTCATCACGCTGATCCGTCAGGGGTACATCGAGCAGACGCGGAAGTCTGAGCCCAAGGGCAACGGCCGCGCACCAGCGATCTACCGCTGGACGGGGAAGACGTTTCCGTCGTCGAGCGAGATCACTGCGAAGGTCGAGCAGGAGGCTCGCGCGGTGTCGGAAGCTGTCGCCGTGCTGTTCGCAGCTATGCAGGCCATGTGCCGCGTCGGGAGGATCGCAGCATGAAGATCTACGTGGCGGGGCCGATGAGCGGCTATCCCGAACTGAACTTCCCGGCGTTCCATGCCGAAGCGGCGCGTCTGCGCGCGATGGGCTTCGAGATCGTCAACCCGGCAGAGATCGACGTCGGCCCGAATCCGGACTGGCTGACCGCCATGCGCGCGGACATCCGCGAGCTCGTGACGTGCGACGGCATCGCCCTGCTGCCGGGTTGGGAGCAATCGCGCGGCGCGACGGTCGAGCACACGCTCGCGCGCGGGCTCGGTCTGCGCGTCATGCAGGCGCGTCACATCGTGGGCCTGGCTGGCGACATGCCGGTCATCTCGCAAGACGCCGTTGTCGAGCTGCTCGACGAAGCGGAGGCCGCGTGACGGCCGCCGCGATCTTCCTGCTCCTGTTTGCCGTAGCAATGGTTTCCTCGCTCGGTCGCATTCCCGCGTACATGTTGGCCACCGGGTTCATGGTGGCGGCAGTGCTTGCGAAGTTCGGGGTCGGCTCGTGAAGCGCAACAAGCCGCTCGTGAGCAAGACGCCGATGAAGCGTTCGCCGTTCAAGACGGCAGACCGCGCGACGTCGCTGCGCCGTACGGAGATGAAGAAGCGCGCGCGCAAGCCGAAGGTCGGCGACGACAAACGCATGCGAGACGCCTGCCGCGACGAGCCGTGCTACCTGCGCATCCCGGGCGTGTGCACGAGCAACCCGAAGACGAGCGTGCCGGCGCATCGCAACGAAGGAAAGGGCATGGGGCTGAAGACGCCCGACGTCTTCACGGTGCCCGGATGCCCGACATGCCATCACGAATACGACCAGGGCAAGCGCTTCCTGCGCGAGCACAAGCGCGCCCTTTGGAACGCGGCATACGCGCGATGGGAGCCGGCGCGCGCTGCGAAGCTAGGTTTGAAGGAGGAAGAGGGTGCGGTGCTTGATTCGAATTCCAGCGGAAACGGGGTGGCGCTCGCCGCGCGGCCGCAACGGCAAGCGGTACGCGATGGAGCGGTTCCGACTGACGCATACGCTCGAAACGATGGTGTATCGGCTAGCGCTGCCGAAGATCCAGAGCAAAGACCGGCCGTTTGTCTGGGTTGATGCGTGGATTCCCGAGGACCGGCGCGAAGGGATACCGATTCTCGACGATGCCTGGATCGAACCCGGCGTGTATCGAACGCGGGCGTATGTAGACGACAACAAGAAGACCTTGGCGCCGTTCCTCGCGAGCGGCATGGCAGAGATGGACCTACGAGAGACAACGACATGAACACGCTTCCCGACGACTTCGACTGGTTTTACGCCGTCACTGGCATCCGCCGCCGCAACTGGAATCTTCCGCAACCCTCGAAGGTGACGAAATGACGGCCGACGCCCAAGGAATCGTCTTCGTGTTCGTGTGGGTCATGACGTGCGGCATCGGCGCGGCTGCCTATGCTCAAAGTCGGTGGCTGCAATGAATGTCGCTCAACTGTCGGGCGCGTGGCTGGACTACTGGACGGCTCGCGCCGAAGGCCTTCAGCCAGAAGTGCGGCATGCATGCGGTGCCGACTGGTGCCAGATCGACGTCGCAAGCCTCGGCCCTCTCCAATACCAGCCGTCTTGCAACCTCAACATCGTGGCGCCGATCTCCCTGCGCCAGCAGTACGTGACCTATCCGCGGCTTCGAGATGACGGAAAGATCGAATGGCTTGCGGAGGCTCAGCTAAACCGCGATTTTCACGGGGTTTTCGTTGATGAATCGCTGATGGTTGCGGTTTGTCGGCTCAGGGTTGCCGAGGTCTTCGGTTACGAGGTCGAACAGTGCGTGTAAACCGTTGAAATGTCTTAAGAAACAATTGTTTAGCTTAGACGAATGAAGTAGAATGTAGTGGTCCTAAATATGGAATGGGGAAATAGGATGACGTTCGAAACGTTCGGGGAGCGGCTCGACAATTGGGCCCGTGTGGTGCGCCTGCCGAAGTTTCAGGCAGGCGTTTGCGCGCAGTGGGCGCGCTGGTACGTGTCAATCAGGGATTCGGAGGGAAAGTACGAAGGCGCACCGGTGTCTCTGTCGAAAGACGAGCTCGACGCATGGCTCGTCGAGCGCGCATGGTCGTCGATGCAACATCCGGTGCACAAGTTCATCCTCAAGTATCACTACATCTGGGGGATGAGCGACGTGCAGGTGATCACCCGCATGCGCAAGGTGCACGGCGTGAATCTGCGCGGCCGGCCGTGGGATCTGATCCGCGCAGAAGCTGAAGCATCGTTGAAGAAATCGCTTGTAAACCCTGAGAGTTTCGCTAGAATGCTGCTCAGATTACCAATTCCGCTTCGGCGTGAGCTTACCGATCCTCGTAAGGAGGAATCGGTGTCTCAAGATAAAGCCGAGTTGGTAGCCTGAGAGAAGCCCGCCACTGAGCGGGCTTTTTGCGTTACATCGACTCGATCTGCTTTGACAGTTCCTTGATAAGGCTGCCGACGAATTCGGCAGTCTTCTTGCCGGATTCGGTCGGGTTGCCCATCGTGTTTGGCGTAACGCTTGCCAGCAAGCCCTGTTGGATCGCGTTTTGTACTAGCTCGATCGCCTTGATCGTGGCCCCGTCTTTGTCGTAAAGCGCCATCGTTATCTCCTTGTTCGCCAAAATCGGCCGCAAGATTTTACGCTCTCGGATTGACGCCGTCACCCGGCGGTCGGCGCCGGAGATTACACCCGGACGACGTCAATCCGAGAGCGCCAACCCCTTCCGCTCGCTTACGCGAATCCCCATTCCCGGAAGCTGCGGTCTAGCTCTCGTTCTATCCCCATGAAATTCAAAGAGCAACTGCACGGCGACGGCACCCGGTCGATGCTCTTTGAGTGCCCGGGATGCAAGTTCCTTCACGTCGTCTACGTCGGCGGGCCTAACCGGCCGACATGGTCGTTCAACGGCTACGTCGATAAACCAACTGTCTCGCCGAGCGTTCTCGTTAGTTGGGAGCAGGATGGCAAGCCGAAGGTCTGCCACTCGTTCATCAAAGATGGCCGAATCGAGTTTCTGAGCGATTGCACGCATGACCTCGCCGGACAAACGGTCGAGATTCCTGAATGGGAAGCCTGATATGTTCGACGTCGACGATGTGTTCGAAGGCTTCAGCATCTGGCTGAACATGTGGGCTCGTGCTGCGTTCGTGTTTGCGCGTGCGCTCGACGACACGTCAGCCCTGTTCGCGCGAGGCGACGACTGATGCCTGCTAGACCTAAGCGACCTTGCAAGCATCGCGGATGCGGCGCTCTGGTTTCGGGCAACGACAACTATTGCGAGAAGCACCAAGGCGACGAGGTGAAGTGGAAGCCCGACGCGGTGCGCGGCAATCGTCATGCTCGTGGCTACGGCAACGCTTGGGTGAAGCGGCGCGAACGAATCCTTTTGCGTGACTGCGGGTTGTGCCAGCCATGCAAACGAGCCGGTCGAGTGACCATCGCAAGCGAGGTCGATCACGTTGTGCCGAAGGCGCAGGGCGGATCGGACGACGACAGCAATTGCCAAAGCATTTGCAATGCCTGTCATAAGGCCAAGACGGCCCGCGAGCCGAAGGCACGCTGACCGTCGAGCCGAACTCCAGCAGGCCGCCAGCGGCCCGCCTAGTGGCTGCAGCGGCCCGCCCGGCGGCCCCGGGGGGGTGGCAAAAAGTCTGGCGCGGGAGGCCTTGGGACCGTCCGCCCAGCCGAATTTTCACAACCGCGAAAAATGAAATTCGGGTTTCGCCGGCCGGAGGTTCGGCGGCGAGTAAAAGTTACAACGCCAGACCGGCGGAAAATCGCCGCAAACGGAGGGAAAAATGGCCGGAGTTCCGGGCCGCTCCGGACGCCGCGCCAAGCCCACGGCCAAAAAGGAATTGGCCGGCAATCCGGGCAAGCGAGCACTGAATAAGGACGAACCCGACTTCGGGTTGGTCGAGAACATCGATGCGCCTGAGTGGATCGTCGCCGAGGCGCGCGATATGTGGGAGCGGGTCGTGCCGCTTCTGTGTTCGCAGAAGATCCTGCAGATGACCGATCTGCACATCGTCGAATTGTTCTGCTCAGCCTACGGGAATTGGCGCGTAGCGCAGGCGGATGTCGTGCGCAACGGGCCTGTCGTGCTCGGCGCGCAGGGCGGGCCGACCAAGAACCCGGCGGCGACAGTTGTGAAAGAGTCCGCCTCGCAGATGGCGACGTTCGGCGCGATGCTCGGACTGGACCCGTCGAGCCGGCAGCGCCTAATGGGCGGCGGCAAGAAGAAGACCGACAACCCTTTCGGTGCGCTGCTCGGCAGCTAAACCCTCATGGCAACAACGTATCCGCGCGTGGAGCAAGGGCTCCAGTTCGCGCGCGACGTCGTGCGCGGCAAGCGGCCGGCGGGCCGGCTCGTGCTGCTCGCTTGCCAGCGGCATCTGGACGACCTCGCGGCGAGCCGCAAGAAAGATTACCGGTGGAAGTTCGACGCGGTCGCGGCTGAGAAGAAGCTCGCGCTGATCGAGCTGATGCCGCACACGAAGGGCGAGTGGGCGTTCAAGCGCCAGCTCGTCACGCTTGAGCCGTGGCAGAAATTCGGCTTGATGTGCACCTTCGGGTGGGTGAACAAGCGCACCGGCAAGCGCCGGTTCCGCGAAAGCTACTGGGAAGTGCCCCGCAAGAACGGCAAGTCGGTGATCGCCGCGGGCGTCGGCATCGGCATGTTCGTGCTCGACGACGAGTTCGGCGCCGAAGTCTATGCCGGTGCGACGACCGAGAAGCAGGCGTGGGAAGTGTTCCGGCCCGCGCGGCTGATGGTGAAGCGCTCGCCGCTTCTTATTGAGGCCGCCGGCATCGAGGTGAACGCCTCGAACATGAACAAGCCCGAAGACGGCAGCCGATTCGAGCCGCTGATCGGCAATCCGGGTGACGGAGCGTCACCGTCGTGCGCGATCGTCGACGAGTATCACGAGCACGATTCTTCCGCGCTGTACGAGACGATGCTGACCGGCATGGGCGCGCGGCGCCAGCCGCTCATGTTCATCATCACGACGGCCGGCGCGAACATCGAGGGGCCGTGCTACGACAAGCGGCGCCAGACGATCGAGATGCTTGAGGGCACGGTGCCCGATGACGAGCTTTTCGGCTGGATCTGGACGATCGACGAGGGCGACGACTGGACCGACCCGCGCGTCTTGGCGAAGGCCAACCCTAACATCGGCATTTCGGTCTATCAGGAGTATCTGGAGAGCCAGCAGCAGCGCGCGATCAAGTCGGCGCGGTTCACGAACACGTTCAAGACGAAGCATTTGAACGTCTGGACGTCGGCGAAGGCGGGCTACTTCAACCTTGAGGACTGGAAGAACTGCGCCGATCCGACGCTCACGATCGAGCAGTTCGAGGGGCAGTCGTGCGTGCTCGGTCTGGACCTTGCGCGAAAGCTCGACATGAACAGCATGGCGCGGCTCTTCTGGCGCGACATCGACGGCAGGCGGCACTATTACAGCGTGGCGCCGCGCTTCTGGGTGCCTGAAGACACGGTGAACAACACCGAGAATCGGCGCATGGCCGAACGCTTTCAGGCGTGGGTCAACAGCGGGCATCTGCTGCCGACGGACGGCGCCGAGATCGACTATCGGGAGATTCTCGAAGAGGCGAAGGACGCGAACAAGCTGTGCCCCGTCGAAGAGGTTCCGCTCGACCCGCACGGCGCGACGAACCTTTCGCACCAGCTCGACGACGAGGGGCTGACGCCGGTCACAATCGTGCAGAACTACACGAACATGTCGGACCCGATGAAGGAGCTTGAGGCGGCGATCACTTCCGGCCGATTCCATCACGACGGCAACCCGATCATGACGTGGTGTATCGGCAACGTGGTCGGCAAGCACCTGCCGGGCAACGATGACGTCGTGCGTCCGATTAAGCAGGGCGACGACAACAAGATAGACGGAGCGGTCTCGCTAATCATGGCGATTGGCCGCGTATTGAACAAGCAACCCGAAGCGGACCCGGAAATCATCGCCTTATGACTCAGCCCTGGTACAACGAGCAGCGCGTGCGCACGCCGGGATCGGTGATCCTGACGTCGTGGCGCGCGGAGCGGGAAGCCGCTCGCGCTCAAGGGCCGGCGAACTCCGTGCCCGTTTCCGGCATCACGCCGGGCACCGAAGCCTATTCTTGGCTGACTGGACACATCGGCGCGGGCCGCGCGATCAGTGAGCGCAGCGCGTTGAGTGTGTCTGCCGTCTACGCATGCGTGTCGCTCATCGGCGGCGCGCTGGCGAGCCTGACGCTGGAAACGTATCAGACCGACGGCGACAGCCGGAAAAAGTATCGCCCGCCGCTGTGGTGGCTGCTCAACGAGCAGATGCATCCGACATGGTCGGCCCCGGTCGGCTGGGAGTTCGGCGCGCAGTCGCTGCTGCTCGAAGGCGACCTGTTCATGCGCATCCACCGCGTCTCGCCTTATTCGCCCGACGTGAAGTGGCTGGAGCCGATGCATCCGCTGTGCGTGGACGTAATTCGCGCGTCTCCTGAGCGGCGCGCGTACTTGTTCTCGACGCCTGAAGGCGTGATCGCGCTCGACCAGGACGACGTGATCCACGTTCCCGGGCCGGGTTTCAACGGATTGCGCGGGCTTTCGCAGATCCGCCACGTGCTGCGGCAGCCGGCGTCAATCGCGCTGGCCGGCGGCGAGCAGGCGGAGACGATGATCGATCAGGGCTTGCGTCCCGATCTCGTGCTCAAGTCCGGCGACAAGCTGAACGGCGAGCAGATCGATAAGCTGCGCGGCCAGTGGGCGGAGCGCTACTCCGGCGCGAAGAACACCACGGCTCCCGTTGTCCTGCCGAATGGCATGGACGTGAAGGAGATCAGCATCTCGCCGCAGGATGCGCAGCTTCTGGACAACCGGAAGTTCAGCATCGAAGACATTGCGCGCATCTTCGGCGTGCCGCCGTTCATGATCGGCCAGACCGACAAGACGACGAGCTGGGGCAGCGGCGTCGAGCAGATGGGTATCGGCTTCGTGAAGTACACGTTGCAGCGCCATCTGGTCAAGATCGAGCAGGAATTCAACCGGAAGCTGTTCAAGACGGCGAGAAACTTCGTCGAGTTCAACGCGGCAACGCTCGAACGCGGCGACTTCAAGACGCGCAACGATGGCTATCGAGTTGGTCTCGGTCGCGCCGGTGAACCGGGCTGGCTGACGGTCAACGAGGTTCGCCGCATGGAAAACCTGCCGCCTGTTGATGGCGGCGACACGCTAAACACCGGGGCAACGAATGCGCCAGAACCGAATCCTCCAGCTGCTGAATGAGAACCGGCAGGCACCGCGTCGCTTCGGCATCGAAGCCAGCACCGAGGGCGACGAAGTCACGCTGTATCTGTATGACGTCATCGTCTCCGACGATTACTGGGGCGGCGTCTCGGCGACATCCTTCGTGAAAGAACTCGCCGGCATCACCGCGGGCACGATTCATCTGCGCATCAACTCGCCGGGCGGCGACGTCTTCGGCGCGCGTGCGATGGAGGCGGCGATTCGCGGCCACTCGGCGCGCGTGGTCGCGCACATCGACGGGCTCGCGGCGAGCGCGGCGAGCTTCCTCGCGATGGCGGCCGACGAGATCGAGATCTCCGACGGCGGCTTCTTCATGATTCACAAGGCGTGGACGATCGGCGTTGGCAATGCCGACGACATGCGCGGCCAGGCGGATCTGCTGGACAAGATCGACGCGTCGCTGGTGAACACGTATGCGAAGCGCACCGGTAAGGACGCGGAGGAAATCGCCGCGTGGATGGCGGCCGAGACGTGGTTCAACTCGGAAGAGGCGCTCGCGAACGGATTTGCGGATCGCCTCGCTCAACCCGCCGAGAAAGCGCAGGCGTCCGCGTGGAACCTTGGCGCTTATTCGAACGCGCCCGCGCCTGGCGCGCCGCGCGCGAGCGTCGAGCCGCCGGCAGAGCAGCCCGTCGTGAACGAGCCCGAAGCCCCGCGCGAGCCGCTTCGCACGGCACCCGATTTTGCTGCAATGAAGCGTCGTTTGGACCTTCAAAACCGAATCTGACGCGCTCCCGCGTTCGATATGAGCCGCCCGTGAGGCGGCTTTTTTCATTCTCAACAGGAGAGGATATGAGCATCCAGCAACTGCGGGAGCGCCGTGACGCACTCGCGAAGAACATCGCCAACCTGATGGAAAACCATCAAGGCGACAAGTGGGGCGCAGATCAGGACAAGGCCTATGCCGATGGCATGGCCGAGCTCGACCGCATCAATGCTGAAATCAAGCGCAACGAGGATTATCTGCAGAAGATCGCAGCGAACGCGCTCAACGGCAACACCGACGGGCTGGTGAATCAGTTCACCCGCACGCCGGGCGCCCACGGCGACGAGTCGCGCGCGCTGCGTGCTTACCTGACCGGCGGCATGAACGCGCTGGCGCAGGAAGACCTCGCGCGCCTGCAAGCCCGTCAAGCGATCGGCGACATCCGCAACGCGATGTCCACGACGACGCCGGGTGAAGGTGGCTACACGGTGGCGACCGAATATTTCCGCCAGCTCACGCAGGCGATGAAGGCGTTCGGCGGCATCCGTGCGGTGGCGACCACGCTGCAGACGGGCACGGGCGCGCAAATGAACTTCCCGACGGCAGACGCCACGGCGGAGCAAGGGGAAATCGTCGGCCAGAACGCAGCCGTGACCGCGCTCGACACCACGTTCGGCAACAAGACGCTCGACGTGTACAAGTACTCGTCGAAGAAGATCGCGCTGCCGTTCGAGTTGATCCAGGACAGCATGTTCGATCTGGAAGGCTACATCCAGGCGTTGCTCGCGCTGCGCATCGGCCGCATCACGGCCGCGCACTTCACGACCGGCAGCGGCACCGGACAGCCGACCGGCCTCGTCACCGCGGCGACCGTCGGCAAGACGGGCACGACCGGCCAAACGGCCACCGTCATCTATGACGACCTGATCGACCTCGAACACAGCGTCGATCCGATCTACCGCGCGGGCGCTGGCTACCTGATGGCGGATTCGTCGCTCAAGGTCATCCGCAAGATCAAGGACACGCAAGGCCGTCCGATCTTCGTGCCGGGTTACGAGCAGGGCAACCCGGGCGGCGCTCCGGACCGTCTGCTCGGTCGTCCGATCACGATCTCGCAGGAGATGCCGGCGATGGCCGCGAACGCCAAGTCGATCGCGTTCGGCGACTTCAGCAAGTACATCGTGCGCGAGGTGATGGACCTGACGATGTTCCGCATGACCGATTCGGCATTCACGCTGAACGGCCAGGTGGGCTTCGTGGCGTTCAATCGCCAGGGCGGCAACCTGATCGACGTCGGCGGCGCGGTCAAGCTGTACCAGAACTCGGCTACCTAAGCCGAGCGACGCTGATCGAGCGGAGCGGTCCAAGCGGGCCGCTTCTCTTCCACACGAACCGAGGATCGCATCATGGCAGAAGCCAAAACCACGAAGGCGCGCGTGCTCGTCACGTGCGAACACGGCGAGCCGAACGACGTCGTCGCGCTCGATGCCGACACGCTCAAGGCAGCGAAGTCCGCTGGCTCCGTCGACGACGAGCCCGCTGCAGTGAAGTACGCCGAATCGCTCAAGTAAGGAGCCGCTGTGCAACTGTTCGTCACCGTTCCGCCGTCCACCGAGGCAATCAGTCTCGAGCAGGCGAAGCTGCATCTGCGCGTCGACGGCGCCGACGATGACGACGAGATCGAAGGCTTCATCGTCGCCGCGCGCGAGACTGCAGAGAAGGATCTTCAGCGTCCGCTGTTGCCGCAAACCTGCGAGTCGCGCGGCGATGCCTTTCCATGCGGGAAGCTCCGCCTTTGGAAAGACGTCACCGAGGTGACGAGCGTCGCCTATAAGGATGACACCGGAGCGACCGTGACGTTGGGCGCGGATCAATACCGGCTGATGTCCGGCGCATTCCTGATGCCGGTGAGCACGTGGCCGCGCGGTACAGATGTCGTCGTGACGTTCAAGTGCGGCGCGTTCGACGTGAACAGCATGCCGAAGTCGATCGTCGCATGGATGAAGATTCAGATCGGCGGGCTGTATGAGAATCGCGAGGCCTCGACGACAAACCAGCGCTTTCAAGCGCCGGGCCGCTTCATCGAAGGGCTGATCGAGCGATACGCATCGCCGGAGTTGTGATGACGACCGACATCAACGAGTTCGACAAGCGCATCACGGTGCGTCGGTGGCTCGACGTTCCCGATTCCGGCTTCGGCATCGAGCAGACGTTTGATGTCGGCACTCGCATCTGGGCGAAGATCGAGCCCGTTTCGAGCGGCATCTTCTTCGGTTCGAAGCAGCTGGAGCAATCGGTGACTCACCGATTCACCGTGCGTCGGTCGAGCCAGATAACCGAGGCGCTGATCACCGCCGAGCACGTCGTCGAATACCGCGGTGAGCGCTATCGCGTGAAGCGCACTATCGCGCTCGAAGGGCGTCGAGATCGCGTCGCTATCGATGCGGAACTGCTGGGAGCGATATGAGCGACGGCGTCGAAGTCCACGTCGGGTGGACAGGACATTCGCGGATCGACTTCGATAAAAAGAAGATCCGCAAGGTGATGCGCGCGCGCGGGCGCGACATCCAGAAGGAAGCGCGGCGGCTCGTCGCGCGGCGTGCGCTGTCTCAGCCAGGCGATTATCCCGGCCGTGACAGCGGCACGCTCTGGCGCAGCATCAAATCGAAGGTGAGCCGCTCCGGCTTCCTCGTGCGGATTGCGCCGCAGAAGACGCCTGAGATGGGCAAGGATTTCTATCCCGCGTTTCTCTGGTATGGCGTGCGGCGCACGGCCGGCGAAGAGGGAAGCGGGTGGCGCGTTGAACCGCGCAAGAACTACATGACCGAAGCGCTCGACAAGCGACGCGAGGTTTCGGAAACCGCAATCATGGCAGCGCTGAAAGATGCGCTGATTCCGCGATGAATCTCGAAGCTGTCATTGAACACCTCCGTGCGCGCGCGCCGATATTCGCGCAGCGCGTCGCAGGCGCGGCGCAGTTCAAGGTTCTGCCGGAAGCGTCGAACCTGCCGGTGCCGGCGGCTTACGTGGTTCCGCTCGACGAGAACCCGGACCAGTCGCAGAGCAGCAACAGCTATCGGCAGACGGTCGAAGATTCGTTCGCCGTGATCGTCGTGCTCAGCAACGTGGCCGACGAGCGCGGGCAGGGCGCAATCACGAGCGTGCACGACATCCGCAAGATCCTCTTCCAGACGCTGGTCGGCTGGGAGCCGGGCGAGGATTACGACCAGATCGAGTATGACGGTGGCGCGCTTCTGCAGATGGACCGCGCGCGGCTGTACTACCAGTTCGAATTCAAGGCCCTGTACGACATCGCGTACGAGGACACGTGGAAGTGGGTGCGCGACAACGAATTGCCGACGCTCAACGGGCTGAACGTGAAGGTCGACGCGATCGACCCTGCTGATCCGAACCACCCGAAGCACGATTTTCCAGACGACCCGAACGCCTATGCAGGCGGATCTCCCGGGCCGGACGGCCGCGCCGAGACAGGCGCAACGATCGACCTCCCGCAAACATAGGAGCAACCCATGCGTATCAAACCGGTATCCGGTCGGCAAGTGCCCGACCCGGAGAAGGGGGGCTATTTGCCCGAAGAAGGCCGAGAGGTCGAGCCGAATGTCTACTGGCTGCGTCGCGTTGAAGACGGCGATGTGGTCGAAGTGCCTGCCGACGCGGGCGACTCCCAACCCGTGAAGAAAGGGACCAAATAATGACCGTGCCATTTCAAAACGTTCCGGCGAACAATCGCGTCCCGTTCTTCTATGCGGAAGTCGATGGTAGCCAGGCGGGCTATTTTTCGCAGTCGTTGCGCACGCTGCTGATCGGCCAGAAGCTTGCCGCGGGCACTGCGACAGCGAACGTGCCGCAGCTCGTCTCAAGTTCCGATCAGGCCAAGACGCTATTCGGCGTCGGTTCGATGCTCGCGCGCATGCATGCGAAATATCGCGAAGGTGACTCGTTTGGCGAGGTGTGGTGTATCGCGCTGGATGACCCCGGCGCGGGTGCAGCAGCGACCGGTTCGTTCGCAATCACTGGCCCGGCGACGGCTGCGGGCACGCTGAACGCCTATATCGGCGCAGACCGCGTGCAGATCGCAGTTGCTTCGGGCGACACTGCCGCGACTCTCGCGACGGCGCTGGCCGCTGCCATCAATGCGAATCCGGACCTGCCTGTCACAGCGAGCGCGGCAACCGGCACCGTGACCGTGACGGCGCGGAACAAGGGCGCACTCGGCAACGATGTGTTCCTGCACATGAACCAGAAGGGAGCGGCGGGCGGCGAATACACGCCGTCTGGCGTTGCCGTCACGATCACTGCGATGAACGGCGGCACCGCTGTCCCGTCGCTCGCCTCGGCGGTCGCCGCGATGGGCGACGACGAATACGACTTCATCATCGAGCCGTACGCCGATACCACGACGCTGGATCTGATGCGCACGACGATGAACGACACGACCGGCCGGTGGGCGTGGAATCGTCAGATCTACGGCCACGTCTATTCGGCGCTGCGCGGCTCGTTCGCCGCTCTGCAGGCGGCGGGCGTGGTGCGAAACGATCAGCACGTGACGGTGGCGGGCATGGAAACACTCGACCCGAATCCCGTCTGGGAATACGTCGCGGCGTACGGCGCGCGCAATGCGGTGTTCATCGCGGCCGATCCGGCGCGCCCGACCCAGACCGGCGAGTTGACGGGCATCACGCCGGCACCGGCGAGCAACCGCTTCATCCAGACCGAGCGCCAGACGCTGCTGAACTCCGGCATCGCGACGAGTTACGTGTCGGGCGGCGTAGTGCGCGTCGAGCGCGCGATCACGACGTACCAGAAGAACGTTTGGGGGCAGTCCGATCCGTCGTATCTCGACAGCGAGACGATGCACCAGCTTGCGGCGATCATCCGCCGCTTGCGCAGCCGCATCACAACGAAGTATTCGCGCCACAAGCTGGCGGACGACGGCACGAAGTTCGGTGCAGGCGCTGCAATCGTCACGCCGAGCGTGATTCGCGGCGAGCTCGCGGCGGCGTATGCGGAGATGGAAGACGAAGGGCTGGTGGAAAACGCGAAGGCGTTTGCCGCGAACCTGATCGTCGAGCGCAACGCGGACAACCCGAACCGCCTCGACGTTCTGTTCCCGCCGGATCTCGTCAACCAGCTGCGCATCTTCGCCGTCTTGGCGCAGTTCCGCCTGCAATATTAAGGAGTAGCACATGGGTAAGCGCGTAGCAGGGACCTGCTTCATTAAGGTCGACGGCGATCAGCTCGAAGTCAAGGGCAGCGTCGAGTGCACGATCGGCGACGTGACGCGCGAGGCTGTGACCAGCACGCGCGGCGTCGTCGGCACGAAGGAGACGGTTCGCGTGCCGTCCACGAAGGGCACGTTCATCTTCATGCCGGACTTTCCGATCGAGAAGGTAACGACGGGCGACGACATGACGATCACGACCGAGTTCGCGAACGGCATGGTGCACACGCTATCCGGCGCGTTCTTGGTCGGTGAGCCGACGGTAAAGGGTGAGGACGGCGAAGTCGACCTCGAATTCAATGGCACGAAGGGTATCTGGCAATGAAGGTATCGCTCAGTAAGCCGATCACGGCACATGCCGAGGAAGTCCTGGAACTCGATCTGCGCGACCCGACCGCGAAAGACGTGATGGAACTCGGCTATCCGTACCTCGTCGTGCAGAGCGACGACGGCCAGGGCGTGGAACTGCGCCCGAAGGTCGTCGCGCGCTACGTCGTGCGCCTCGCGAAGATCCCGATGTCCTCGGTCGAGCAGTTGGCGATCGGGGATCTCTCTGCACTGCAGGCGCACGTGATGAGCTTCTTCGGCCAAGACGCCGCAGGCGCGTAAGCGAGGCACCGTGGACGAAGACGAACTGGCTGCCGAGGAACTGGCCGCGCGCCAGGCCGAGGCGTTCGAGCAGCGCGTCTTCGACCTGGCGTATTTCTGGAAGATCAGCCCCGCCGAGGTGATGGCGCTCTCGCTCACCGACTTCAATCGATACGAGCGGAACGCAGTGCGCATCGCAGAACAACAGAGGCCTGACGATGGCTGATTCCTTCCAGCTAAAAGCAATTCTGAGCGCGGTCGACAAGATCTCGCCGACGCTCAAGACCGTGCGTGCGGGCATCAACGCGACGCACAAGACATTCCGCGACCTCGGCAGCGCGAGCCGCGGCCTGCTCGGCAGCATCGGGCTTCCTGCCGCTATCAGCTTCGGTGCGGTCGGGTATGCCGCACTGCACGCGGCGCAGGGCGCGCTCGAATATGCCGGAGCGCTGCAGGACGCCTCGGACAAGACAGGCGTCGCGATCGGGCCGCTGCAGTCGTTGCAGACGGTCTTCGAGGCGAGCGGCGTGTCGAGCGAGGATTTTATCGAGTCCGTCACGAAGCTGAATAAGGGGCTCGCCGAGGCGGGCGCTGGCAAGGACGCCAGTCTGCTCGGTCTGCTCACGAAGCTGCGCATCCCGCTGCGCGACGCGCACGGCCAGATCCGCAGCGTCGAATCGGTGCTGCCGCAGTTGGCCGACGCTTTCGCCAAGAACGAGAATCCCGCAGTGCGGACGCGCATCGCTATGGAGTTGTTCGGCAAGGCCGGTGCGAAGATGATCGCCACGCTGAAGGGCGGCGGAAAGGCGCTGATAGATGCGCAAGAAGACGCAAAACGTCTCGGCGCTGTGCTTTCCGACGAGGCGACCGGCAAGCTCGACGACCTGGGCGACAGTCTTGGGCTGATCTCGCGGCAGGTGAAGGTGCAGCTCGCGGCCGCTTTCGCTGTCGCGGCGCCCGCTGTGATGTCGGCAGTGAAGGCGATTTCCGAATGGATCGGAGCTAACAAGGAGCTGCTGCAGCAGAAGATCGGCGGCTACATCGAGCGCATCGCGAAAGCGTTTCAAGGGTGGGTCGAATCGGGCGGCTTCGAGCGCCTTGGCAGCGGCATCATCTACGTGCTCGACTCCGTTCAAGGCCTGATTGAGGCGGCGGGCGGACTCGGGAACGTGTTGAAGGGTATCGGAGCACTGATTCTCATCGGGCCGGCCGCGTCGGCTGTGCAGTTGGCCGCCGTGTTCCTGCGCATCGGGACGTACATCTTCCCGCTGATCGTCGGCGGCGTGGCGCTCATCGGCCAGGCATTCACGGCGCTCAGTGCTGTCGTGCTCGCCAACCCGATCGGCGCTGTCGCGGCCGCCATCGGTGTGGCGGTCTTCGCAATCTACAAGTATTGGGACCCGCTCGTTTCGTATTTCTCGGGGCTGTGGGATCGCATCAAGCCGTACATTCAGCCGATTCTGAGCGCGGCCGGGTCTGTTGCGTCGACGTTCGGGCGATTCTTCGGCGGCAGCGCGCCAAATGCGCCGCTCAGCTCTGGAAGCAGCCCGCTCAACGGCGCGCTCACCGCGCAGAGCTCGACGAAGCTGAACGGCGAGGTCGTCGTCCGATTCCAAGACGCGCCGGCGGGCTTGCGCGTCGACCCGGGCAAGACCAATCAGCCGGGTTTGTCCATCAATCCGGACGTCGGGTATCGCAGTCAACTGGCCTTCTGACATGGCGTGGAAAGACAAACTTCAGCCTGCGTCGTTCCGCGGCGTGCCGTTCGAGGTGGAATCCGACGACGGCGCGTTCGGGCGGCGCACCCAGGTTCACGAGTATCCGCAACGAGACAAGCCGTATGCCGAAGATCTCGGACGCGCGACGCGCGAGATCAACATCACGGCGTTTCTCATCGGTGCCGATTACATCGACGCGCGGGACAAGCTTCTCGAAGCGCTGGAGACTGCCGGGCCGGGCACGCTTGTTCATCCGTGGTATGGCGAGCTCAAGGTATCGCTGAAGGACACCGCGCGCGTATCGCACAGCATCGCGCACGGCGGCATGTGCACGGTGCAGCTCTCGTTTGTCGAGTCCGGCGATCTGGCGTTCCCGGCGGCGAGCACGTCGCTTGGATCGAAGGCGCTGGAATCCGCCGACCGGCTGCAGGAGGTAAGCGCGGCCGACTACGTCGAGAAATTCGACGTGAATGGCAAGCCGTCGGCGGTGTTCGACGATGCGCTGAAGACGCTCAATGACGGACTCGACATGATCGATTCGTCCACGTCGACGATCAAATCGATCCTCGAACACCCGATGCAGTTCATCAAGGATCGGGCGAAGACGCTCATTCCTGACGCGCTTGCGACTGCGGACGCGGTCTATGGGCTGTTTAAGCGGGGCGAATCTGTGCTCGATTCCGTTGAAGGGCTTTTCGGCGGCGGCGGCGCTTCATCTCGAAACGCGGATGTCGTCGCGGGGCTGACCGCGCTGAGTCGCGCGTTCGGCGATCTCGCCGCCGCGTCGACCACGACGTCGACGAGCCCGACGAGGCTGCAGTCGGCGGCGAATGCGGCCGCAATCAACAACCTCTTCAGTCAGGCGCTTCTCGTGCAGGCCGTTGGCATGACCACGACGATGGATCTGCCGATCTATGACGACGCGGTCGCTGTGCGCAACGACGTGACGTCGGCGCTCGACTCCGCAAGCCTGACGGTATCGGACCCAGTGTATGTGGCGATGCAGGACGCGCGCACGGCGGTGTACGCGGACGTCACGAGCCGTCTAGCACAAAGCGCGCGGCTCAAGACGATCGAATCGCTGACTGTCGCGCCGGGGCTGGTGACGGCTTATGACCAGTTCGAGGACGTAGCGCGCGAAGCTGAAATCGTCGATCTCAACAAGATTCGCCGTCCGGGCTTCATCCCCGCCGAACCAATCAGGGTGCTATCAGCATGACCGACGAGGTGAACGCAGTACGTCTGATCGTGAACGGCAAGGAATACGTCGGGTGGAAATCGGTCGAGATCACGGCGGGCATCGAGCGGCAGGCGCGCGACTTCGAGTTGAGCGTCACGGACAAGTGGCCCGGGCAGAAGGACATCCCGCGGCGGATTCGCCCCGGCGATGAGTGCGAGGTGTTCATCGGCAAGGATCGCGTGCTGACGGGATACGTCGACGCGACGCCGATCAGGTACGACGGCGCGAGCCTGACCGTCGGCGTGAAGGGGCGCAGCAAGACGGCTGATCTTGTGGATTGCTCTGCCGTAAATAAGCCGGGCAGTTGGGGCGGCGCGAAAGTCGAGCGTATCGCGGCAGATCTCGCGGGCGTGTACGGCATCGCTGTCGTAACCGAGGTCGACACCGGCGAGGCGCTCGCGCACGCCATCGACCAGGGCGAGTCGGTCTTCGAATCGATCGACCGCATGCTGAAGCTGCGGCAACTGCTCGCGACGGATGACGCACTCGGGCGGCTGGTGTTCATCGATGTCGGCTCGGCGGGCACGGCGGCGACGTCGCTGAAACTGGGCGAGAACATCATGAGCGCCGAGGCAGGCCTCGATTACAAGGACGTATACACCGAATACATCTGCAAGGGGCAGCGCTCCGGATCGGACGATGATTTCGGCGATACGGTGGCTGGTGAATTTGCCGACATCACCGACACCAGCGTCATGAAGCGGCACCGCGTGCTGCTGAAGAAGTCGAGTGGCCAGACTGACGGCGGCACGGCCGCGCAGCGCGTCAAGTACGAGCAGGCGCACCGGAAGGCGAAGGCGTTGGAGACGACGTACACGGTGCAGGGGTGGCGCCAGGCAGACGGCAAGCTCTGGCTGCACAACCAGTTCATCCGCGTGATTGATCCGGTGATCGGCTTCGACGATGAATTTGTCGTAGCCGAGATCACGTATTCGCTGAGCGACCAGGGCATGCTCTGCCGCCTGCAGGTCGGGCCGAAGGATGGCTACGTCAACAGCCCGGCGAAAAAGGGCGGCAAGAAGAAAGGCACCGGCGAGGGCGGCGAGTGGAAGGACGTTCAGCCCGCCGACAGCAAAGCGCCGAAGGTCAATAACCCGGTCGTCAAATCAAAGGACGGCTGGAAGGACGTGAAACGCTGATGGATGCTCGATCACTCGCAAAAATGACTGCGCCGTTCGCGCGGCGGATCCAGAACATGATCGCGCGCGGCACCGTCGCGATCGCGAACGCCACGACGAAGATGCAGTCGCTGCAGTTGAACCTGCTCGCAGACGAGACGAAGGAAAACGTCGAGCACTTCGAGCCCTATGGCTTCACGAGTCGCCCGCTTGCCGGCGCGGAGGCTGTCGCCGTGTTTCTCGACGGCGATCGATCGCATGGCATCACGGTCGTCGTCGCGGATCGTCGATACCGGCTCACGGGGTTGGAAGAGGGCGACGTCGCGCTGCACGACGACAAAGGACAGTCCATCGTGCTCGGCGCCGACGGCATTACGATCACCGGCAACGTGAAGGTCATCGGCACTTTCGAAGCAACCGAGGGCATGAGCAGCGGCGCGAACGGCGCGACGATCACCGGAGACGTCCATATCACCGGTGACGCATTCATCGGTGGAAAGTCTTTCCTGAATCACACGAACGGCGGCGCGCACGTGGATTGAGCGCCGCAATGATTGAGAGTCGGCCGCCTTCGGGCGGCTTTTTTTTGAGGCGCTCATGCCAACTTACGCGCAGGACGTGCCGCTGTTTATCGACGGCGTCGAATCATCCCTGCTCGCCAACACAGATCCGCTGGTGCGCGCGGTGATCATGTCGCTCTTCACGTGGCGCCGCGCCGAGCCTGACGACGTTGTCGACGGCGCGACGAAGTTCGGATGGTGGGGCGATAACGTCTCCGACATCGAAGACGACAAGATCGGCTCACGGCTGTGGCTGCTCGCGCGCGAGAAGCTGACGCTGAGCACGGTGAATCGGGCGCAGCAGTACGTCGAAGAGGCGCTCGCGCATCTCGTCGAAGACGGCGTCGCGACGCGCGTCACTGTGACGGTCGAGCGCATCAAGCTCGACGGTCTCGGCGTCACGGTCTTGATCGACAGAGACGGCAAGCAGACGAATCTGCGATTTTCCAACGTGTGGAGTCTGATCAATGTTTAACCGCCCGTCGCTGGCAGACATCGTAACGCGCACGCGCGGAGACACGCTGACCCGGCTGAGCCAGGAAGAATTGCTGCGCCGGTCAGACGCGGAGGTGCTGGCGCGAGTGCTCGCCGGCGCATCGCACGAGATCCACGGGTATCTCGACTGGATCGCGCGGCAGGTCATCTATGACACGGCAGACGACGAGATCCTCATTCGTTGGGCGTCAATTTGGAAGGTAACGCAGAAGCCGGCCGTCTCGGCCAGCGGGAATGTCCTTGTCACGGGAGAAGCGGGCAAGACGATCACCGTCGACTCCATCTATAAGCGCGCGGACGGCGTCGAATTCTCGGTCACGGAAGACACGATCCTGGGCGCGGCGCCCACGGCGGTACCGGTCGAGGCGGTTGCGCCCGGCGCAGCAGGCAATACGCTGGCTGCTACGCCGCTGACGCTGATGAGCCCGATTTCCGGCGTTCAATCCGTCGCGCCCGTCGACTCTGCAGGCCTGACGAACGGATCGGACATCGAGACGATGGCGAGCCTCCGGGCGCGCTTCATCCAACGGATTCAGCAGCCGCCCAACGGCGGATCGGAAAGCGATTACGAGCAGTGGGCGCTCGAAGTGCCCGGCGTGACGCAGGCCTGGGTTTATCCGAAGGAAATGGGCCTCGGTACCGTCACCGTGCGCTTCGTGCGTGGCGATGATGTGCCGATCATCCCCGATCCGGCAGAGGTCGAGGCGGTGCAGGCATACATCGACGAGCGTAAGCCGGTGACTGCCGAAGTCTATGTGGTTGCTCCGACGGCTGTCCCGATCGCATTCCAGATCGATCTGACTCCTGACACCGCGGCGGTGCGCGCGGCGGTCGAGGCTGAATTGAAGGATCTGTTGCTGCGCGAGTCGGCGCCGGGCGCGACGATTCTGTTGTCGCACATCAACGAAGCGATCAGCACGGCAGCGGGAGAAACGGACCATATCTTGGCGTCGCCGACGGCGAATGTCGTGATGACCGCCGGGCAGATGGCGACGTTCGGAGGGATCACGTGGCTCTGACTGCGGACGATTATCGAGGCCTGCTGCAAAACCTGCTGCCGAGCGGGCCAGCATGGCCGCGCGAGCCGAGCGCGTTCGTTACGCGAATGCTCGACGCGTGGGCGCAGGAGTTCGCGAGGATCGACGCGCGCGTGGACGCGCTTATCGAGGAAGCAGACCCACGGTCGACGCTTGAACTGCTGCCCGATTGGGAGTCGATGCTTGGGCTTCCGGACCCGTGCGCAGGCGAGTCGCCGACGCTTCAGCAGCGACACGCGGCCGTCGTAGCGAAGCTCGTGAACGGCGGCGGCCAGTCGGAAGCGTTCTTCGTTGAGTTCGCGCAGAGCCTGGGATATGAGATCTCGATTTCGACATTCCGGCCGGCGCGCATCAACGAGGCCCGCTGCGGCGATCGATGCTACGGGCAAGACTGGATTTTCGCGTGGTCCGTCGATCTTCCTCTGACTTCGGTCGTATTCGCGCGCATCAACCAGTCCACGATCGGCGAGCCGCTCGCTAACTGGGGGAACGACGTCATCCAGTGCCAGTTGCAAGATCTCAAGCCGGCGCACACGGTTTTGCTTTTCCGCTATCTCACAGAGATCTTCGATAACACGGTAGTCGATGACTTCGGGCATCCCGTCCTCACGTCGGACGGCTATCCGATCGTGATCTGAACAAGGAGCATTCATGCATCAAATCGATTCGGCCGGTAGCGTCGCTGTCCTGCCAACGCCTGCCGCCGCTGGTTCTCCGGGCTTCTTCTCGCGCGGCAACCCGTCGACGGGGACACCCGCGACGGTTCTCGACGACGACTTCTTCAACGCCGTGATGATGGAACTCATCAACGTCGTGACGGCGGGAGGCGGAACGCCGACGAAGGGCACGAACACCCAGGTTCTCGCTGCGATTCGCGATCTGATCAGCGACTCGCATAAGGCTCGCGGCGAGAGCGCGACGTATGGCGGGACGCCGACATCCGGCGCGCCGACGCTCTATCAGAAGGTGTACACCTTCGTCGCCCCCTGCGACGGCGTCGTTCAAGCGATGGCGTATTCGAACATGGGTGGCGGCGGGCCGCAGCCCGGCGCGGTGCAGAACTCGGTGCAGATCGCGCGCAGCGTGTCCGGTAGCGTCGGATCGTCTGACATCACGCGCTTCCCGATGACGAACTGCATCGTCGCGCCGGTCGTCGAGGGCGAGACGGTCACGATCACGACGTTCTCCAACACCGACGGCTCTGTGGGGTCGTGGAATTCGATCGGCGGCGGCTCGTCGTACATGTTCGTGCCGACAGCATGACGCCGGGACTGTTTCAGCAGGCCGCCTTCGGGCGGCTTTTTTATTGCCGTTTCGCGGCGTTCAGGGAGCCAGCATGTCGCTAGTAGCTCAACAGCCTCCAGACTCTCGCCGCTCGTGGTTCGACGGGACGATCAACATCCCGACGGTCCTCTCGGTTCTTTTCGCGGCTATTTCGGCAACCGGTTTCTGTATCGGGCTCTACAACAACGTTTCTCAGCGCGTCTTGCTTCTCGAAGAGCGCGATCGACAACAGGAAGTCCACTTCCAAGTGATCGAGCGCGATCAGGCCGCGCTGCGCAGCGATGTGAAAGATCAGCTCAAGGCGATCGGCTCGGACATCAAGGACACGAATTCGAAGCTCGATCAGTTGCTCTATAACCGCGCGGGTGTGCGACCGGAAATCAGAGGGTGGACGAAATGAAACTGACACTCGCGGACGGTTGGAAGCAACTGCATAAGCGCGGCACGGTCATCGCGGGCGCGGTTTTCACCGCTGTGGCTGGCGCGGGGCCGCTGATCGCGCAGGCTTGGGCGGGCATGCCGCCAGAACTGAAGTCGGTCATTCCGCAGAACGTGCAGCAGTGGATCGCATACACGATGTTCGGACTGACCTTCATCGCGTTGCGCTACACGTCGTTGCGGCGCAAGCCCAAGGAGGACTGCGATGCCACGGATAACACCTGACGCTGCCGGCGGTGAGAACGTGTGCGCCTTCCTCGACATGCTTTCCATATCGGAAGGAACGTCGACAGATCCAGATAGCGACGACGGCTACAACGTGGTCGTCGGCGGGGCGCTCTTCATCGGATACGCGGATCATCCGCGGCGCCTGGTGCAGTTGCCGCGTCTCGGCATCGCGTCGACGGCTGCCGGCCGGTATCAGCTGCTCGCGCGCTATTTCGATGCGTACAAGAAGCAGCTTGGCCTGCACGACTTCTCGCCGATCTCGCAAGACAAGATCGCCATCCAGCAGATCCGCGAGCGCCGAGCAATCGACGACATCAAGGCGGGACGCATCGAGAGCGCAATCGCGAAGTGCTCGAACATCTGGGCGAGTCTGCCCGGCAACAGCTACGGCCAGTTTCAGCACAAGGTCGAGACGCTGCGCGCGGCCTACATCCTCCATGGGGGCGCCGTATGTTGAGCCTGATTCTTCAGTTCGGCCCGTGGGTTGTCGCGGCGCTCGCCGCGGTCTTCGGCTTCACGCGCCATCAGCAGGCGAAGACCGCGACCGCGCAGGCGAAACAGACGGTTGCCGAAGCCAATGCCGCGGTTCAGCAAGCGAAGACGCAGATCGCCGAAGCGCGTGACGGCGAAGCGCAAGCGAATGCGGCCGCCGCGCGCGCGGGCGCCGAAGCCTCGAAGGAGAGAACTCGTGTTGAAAACGACATTGCTGCTATGCCTTCTGGTGCCGCTGCTGACGAGCTGCGCGACCAATGGAGCCGCCCCGGAGAAGACGCAGGCCGCGGAGCCGTTGGTGCAGGTCAAGACCCGCTTCGTTGACACCGGCTGCGACTGGACGAAGCCGATCTATGTCAGCGAGAACGACGTTCTCAGCGACGAGACTGCGCGCGCGATCCTCGCGCACAACAAGGCAGGTGCCGCGCAATGCGGCTGGAAGCCTGCCGCAAAGAAATGATGCGTCGCTGAACGCAAACATCGACCAGCAATAGGCCGCCTCCGGGCGGCTTTTCATTTTAGGAACATCACATGGCAACAGGAGAGGGAATCCGCCTGGTCGATTTCCCGGCGTCGTCGGGGTTTTCGGACACCGACCTCATCTTCATGACGAAGGGCGGCGCGTCGGTGAAAGGCACCATCGCGCAGTTGAAGGATGCGCTCGCGGTCAATCCAGCCTACGACGAACTCACTGCAGGCGTCGACTTCACGCCCGGCGTGAGCACTTCTGTCACGCTCGGCAACTTGTACGGCAATCCGCAGAATGCGCGCGTGTTCTTTGATGCGGGGTATCAGGGCCGCGATCAGATCCTGTCGCTCGTTGGCTATGTGATGACCTTTACGAGCGCGATTCCGCTCGGCACGCAGAAGATCTACGTCTTCGGCGACTCCCGCCGTGAGATCGGTGAGCCGAGCGACGGCACAATTACGGACGCTAAGGCCGCGGCGCGCTCGGCGCTGTTCAATCGCATCTTCGATCCGATCAATCCGAAAGACCCGGCGTATGGTGCCGTCGGCAACACGGTCGTGAATGTGTCGGGCGCGTTCGTATCCGGGCACGATGACACGGCGGCGATTCAGGCAGCAGCAGCAGTGGCGCACGCGCGCGGCGGTGGCCGAATCGAGTTGACGGGAACGTTTTGCGTGAAGTCTTCGATCCAACTTTACGACAACGTCGAGTTGGTGGGGAAAGGTGGCTCGATTTTCTATCGCAAGCCGGCTTTCGACTATCAGCATTGCGTGATACTTCAGGGGAAGAACAGCGCGGTTCGGAACCTGAACATCTCGTGCGATCCGTCGTTCGTACGCGGCGACACAGGCTTCGGAATCTGCGTGAACGGCGCAGCGGACTCGATTGTCGAGGGATGCACCCTCAATGACATCGCCTCGGCTGCCATCTGGGTCACGAACTCGACGAACACGCGCGTGACCGGCTGCAGAATCAGCAGCCCGAAGGCTGACGGCATTCACTTCTCAGACGGGTCCAATGGGTTCGTCGCCAGCCACAACGTCCTTACCGGGACTCAAGACGATGCCTTGGCAGTTGTGCTCGATACCGTCGGCGGCGTGCAGCCACAAAACGGCGTTCTCGTCGGGAATCTCGTCAATGGAACGGTCAATGGTCACGGCGTCGTCTTCATCGGCTGCGTGAATCTTTCGATCGACGCAAACACGCTGCTGAACATAGGGTCTGCATCCGGGATCGGAAACTATCAGTGGAACGCCGATACCCGTAAAGCAACAAACATCTCTATCACCAGCAATCTGATTTCGCGGACCGGTCTCACGACTGGCGGCTTCGGCCCGATCAATCCGCTGGGTGTGCACGGCATTCTGCTCGGCTTCTGCGCAGATACGACCGTGATGGGTAACACGATCTCCGACATCAACGACAACGCTGGGTACACGTCTGCGGCAATTTTCCTGTACGCGTACACGCGCGTGTTCATCAAAGGGAACACCTTCAAGAACTGCGTGAGTCACGGTGTATGGGTGTATGACGCGACGCCTTCGAGCCCGGGCGATTTGACAGACCTGTTCATCGACGACAACTTGTTCTTCAACGTCGTGAAGTACGCGATCAAGGCGAACCCGACGACAGCCTTCCTGAATGGCTTGTTCGTGACGCACAACAAGTACAAGGACTGCGGCTATGGGGTCGGCATCTCGAACGTCGTGAGCCTCGGCAGGACGCAGGCGACGCCGCTGCGATACATCGGAAACATCCAACTCAATCGGGAAAGTCAGTTGCCGCTGCTCGACGCGACGAACGCGTCTGACATCGTCAAGGGCAACAACATCCCAACTTTCTGACGGGAATTCGATCGATGAAAAAACTATTTGCGATCTTCGCGCTGCTGTTGGTCGGGGAAGCGCACGCGGCGACGACGCTACCGTCGAGCCTGATCAACTGGGTGACGCCGCCGAGCGCGCCGAGCCAAACGGCGAAGTATGTGTTTGCCGCGCCGAATGGATCGGCCGGCGCGCCTACGTTCCGGCAACTTGTCGCATCCGACATTCCGACGCTCGCGCCACTGAGTGGCAACCTGTCGCAGTTTGCGTCGACGACGAGCGCGCAGCTCGCGGCGGTGTTATCCGATGAAACTGGAACGGGTGCGAATGTATTCGGCACATCGCCGACGATCACGACGCCGAATATTGTCGGCGTGACAAATGCCAGTAGCGCGGCCGCCGGCAGCATCGGGCAATATGTGTCGTCCGACGTTCCGATTGGGTCTGCGGTATCTCTGACGACGAGCACGGCGGCAAACATCACGTCCGTCAATTTGACTGCGGGGGATTGGCTGTGCTCCGGTACCGCTGGGTTCTTGCAGACGTCGACAACGACTCTTACGACAATCTCGGCGGGCATGAACACGGTTTCTGCAACGCTGCCGCTGACGCAGCAGGGCGGATACACGTCGCTTAATCTGAATTTCTTGAGCGGCAACGCTTACGCGAATGTCCTGACGGTCGGGCAGTGGCGCTATAACGTTTCGACGTCGACGACTGTTTTCCTCGTCGCAAAAGCGCTATTCACGGCGTCAACAGAAACCGCCTATGGTTTTCTAGGCTGTCATCGGTTCCATTGACCTAGACGGGTTTCAGTGTGAGCAGCATCGCAAGAATGACAGCGGCACTTGCGACGACTCCCGTCCTGAGCATCGGCCCGACTGTGGCCCCTGTAGGGAGTCGTTTTTCGACGATGAGAGTTCGAAACGGATTCTCGATCAGCATATGCGTCGCCCAGGCGACCATAAGACACATGGCGAGGTAGATCCAAAACGTTTCCACGTTGCCTTGGAAGTGCTCCGGATACTGTTCCAGTTTCGTCAGAATGGCGAAGTGCGTGACGTAAAGCGCGAAGCTGATCTCTCCCAGAAACACGAACGGCCGCGCGGATAGGGCCTCACTGACCCTGCCTGACTGTCTGGCAAAGACGTAGATCAGGAACGCAAATATCGGCGCGGCGCCAGCCCAACCGAATACGGAGGCGATCGTCGCGCCGAAGTAGTAGGAGACGAATGGCCGCGCGTGCGTTCCAGCGTAAAGGCCAACAAAGACGGCAATAACCGCGACGCACTCGATGGCAGTCGATACAGACCTGGCTCGCGACTTTGTCGGGGCTCGCGATTTAAACAGATGGCATGTCACGCAGCCGAGCGCGAATTCCACCATCCGGGCCAGTGGATTTACGTACATCAGCCCATTCACTGATAGTTCGGTGTGGGAGTCTTGCGGCGCGCCCATGTAAAGCGAAAGCCAGCACATTACCGCGAACGCCAACAGGGATGCTGCGAATCCGATCCACGGAGCCTTTCCTTTCCCGGTGAACATCAATGGGAAAGCAAGGTAGAAAAATGCTTCGGTAGAGATGCTCCAACTTACCAAGTTGTACGAGAAGTAATATTTCTCTAGCGGAATCGCCGATTGAGCCATCGCGAGATTCAAGTAAAGCGCATGGCGATACTCGTCGCCGCTGAAAATCGCAGGTATCCACATCCCAGCGAGAAAAATGAAAAGTATGGTCCCGGCTACGTGCGTAGGAAAGATCCGCGCAAAGCGATGAAGATAAAACCGCCACCAGTCGACCTTCTTTCCGGCGGAGATATAGGTATAGGTCAGGATAAATCCCGACAAGACGAAAAAGAAAGACACACCCTGCCTCAGCGCGAGCGTTTTCGCAATCGTGCTTCCCGCCAAGAATCCGGCGGAATGGTGAAGCACTACGGCGAACGCCGCGAAGAATCGCAGGGACGTGAGCGCCGGTAATTTTTTCAT